AGAAGGAAAGAAAGTTAGAGAAGGAAGAAAGGGAGGCCAAAAGATGAATAGACACACCTATGATATAACCAAATATATCCAGGCGAACAAGGCTAATATAATAGCCATGCGGGACAAAGGTTTTACGATGGCGGTTATTGCCAATAAATACGGCGTGTCGGCAAGTGCCATCTGCAATAATTTAGCCAAGTGGAACTTTTACGACAAGCCGAAAAAAAGCGAATGGCTGAAAGCAAGGCAGGCGGCCAATAGCCGGGTAAATGATGAGCATATAGAATATATCAGATTTGTGTGTGGCACGGAAGATCAACGGCTGGTAGACAATTTATTAAAAAGGGCTATAATAGGATAGGAGGAGGTGAATAAGGAAATGAGTATAGAGAAGTTAGAAAAAATATTTGATGAATATTATAATAAGAGGCAGAGTGCATTAAATATAGGTGAATTTATGCTAATGATTATCGACACCCTCAAAGACCAATCAGACGAAATTGCAAATCTACGGCAAGAGCTTGCAAAAAAGGAAGATGTTATCGAGGTGAACGAAATAAAGGAGGTGCGAAATCTAAATGGATAAGATGGGAGATAGAAAAGGTAAAACTTATGAAGAATATTATGGTATAAAAAAAGCTAAAGAAATTAAATTAAAGATGAGTATTAAGAGAAATGGCCGAAAACCGATGTTAGGTAAACACCATTCAATTGAAACAAAGAGAAAATTTAGTGAAATGCGTAAAGGGGAAAACAATTCTTTTTATGGTAAAAAACATACAAATGAAACAAAAGAAAAAATAAGAAAAGCAGAATTAGGAGAAAATCATTGGAATTGGAAAGGTGGAAACACTCCATATTATAAAAGTAGACTTGATGATTACAAATGGCATGATATAACTGAAAAAGTTAAAAGAAGAGATAATTATATTTGCCAATTATGCGGTAAAGAGGGCAAAGATATTCATCATATTTTACCACATTGGTTTTTTAATGGATTTAATCCAAAGGGTTTAATAACATTGTGTAAATCTTGTCATAAAAAAGCAGATTGGAAAACAAAATATATATATTTATATTTAATAAGTCAGGGGGAGTGACTGATGAAAACTAAAGAAGCGATAAAATGGGTTTTTGATATATGGCACGAATGGGAGAATGTATATGGCGTTGATGGGGAACAAGTGCTAAAAGAAGGCAAAAAGATGGATGAGGTTATCGAACTATTGAAGCGTGGCGAGATATTGCATAAACCAACTACTGAATTAATTGATAGAAAAATAGGCAAAGCAACGCTATAATCTGGTTTATATTGAGCTTGATTAGCTTGAGTGGAGTAGCTTATTGGGCGTGGACGGTGATGAAATGAAAAGAAAAAATAGGCTAAAAATTAAGGTAACTGAAAATGATGTCAAGCTACAGGTAAAGCAATATCTATCACTAAAGGGATGGTTTCATTTTCATTTAATGGCTGGTATGGGGAGCTATAAAGGAGTGCCGGATAGAATCGCTATAAAGGATGGCAGGGTATTATTTTTGGAGATTAAAAAGCCGGTGGGTTGGAAACATAGCGACCCACAAAAGCAATTTCAGAAGGATATTAGAGAGCATAGCGGGGAATATTACCTAATAAGAAATCTCGATGAGCTGATTAAAATAATAGGATAATAGGAGGTAAACAATAATGTATTTAAAAGATGATTTTAGAGATGCCGATGGTAATATAGTTATTGGCAAGGTGATAAAAAGTAAAAAGTTAATTAAATTATTGGAAAAATTACCTAAAGATATTTTCTTAAATTGTAATGATGTTTCCAGTAATATAAATGTTTTTGATAAAAATATGATGCAATTGGGTTATATAGATATAGGAGAAGATAAATTTATACCTTTTAAATATTAAATAAAATTTGAAAAATAAGGCGGGTGATGTTATTATAGATAAAGAGCAGATAAGGTGCAAAAATTGTGGTAAACGATTATTTGACGGTTCGCCAGGCTGGGATATACTGACTGGCAAGGCTAAAGAGCAGGATATTATATGCCCTCGATGTGGTGAAATGAATACCATTACCGTTGAATTAGAGGAGAAGGTTATAGTGAGGTTGAAGAAATGAAAATAAATAATATAAGAAAATGTTGTGACGAAATGGAAGATGTATTAAACTGTGAGAAAGGTTTAGATATAGATTTGGAAGGCAATATATGTATGGAGAATGCCTATATCGTAATAGAATTTATATACTGTCCATTTTGTGGGAAGAAATTAGAACGAATTAGCGAATGCGAAAAGATAGGCAAAAAAATAATAGAAGATTCTCATAAGGTGGAAGAATGGAAGTAAAGTTTGAAGCACTTATAAAAGAATTGAAAATAAAGTCTTTAGTCAGTCTTGATAAAGAGGCACGGTTAGTATTGCAGTTTCAAGCAGATAACGATATTTTAAATAAGCTAAATAAAATACACAAGCCAGATGAGCTTGTCAAAGTGGTGATGATTAGTAATGAAGGAAACTCTTAGACATGGAGAAATATTTGAACTATATTATGCAATGGACGGTAAAAGAAGTTTATCTAAATTAAGAAAAAAATTAATGTCCCCAGAATGTTCCCAGAATGCCCCCAGTTTGAAAACTTTGAAACGATGGAGCAAAGCCTTTAACTGGCAAGACCGTATCGAATTGAGGGATATTGATAATGGTAAGAAATTAGAAGCTAAAACTGATAAGGCAATAGTAAATTCAAAAGCTGATTATCGGGCATTAATTAGAAAAGTGGTTAAAGAATTTGAAAAGAAATTAAAAGATAAAAAGATAATAATATCTAAGCCCGGCGATTTAGCCGATATGGCAAAACTTGACTTGCTTATGATGGGTGAAGCTACCGATATTAACGAAACGAAGGGGCTTGAGGATTTAGATAAGAAATTAACGTTATTGACTATAAATGAATTGAAAAAGATAAGTAAAGCCAATGAAGCTAAACAATAAAGAACTTGCTATTATTCGTGAACGTGCTCATGTAATTTTATGTAGGAAAGTATTCTGGGAATTTTGCCTGCACATGGATTATAACTTTTTTACTAAGCGAGGCAAGATATTAAGACCGCAGGCCGAAGCGTTTCAAATGGTCAGTGAAGGTAAAATAAAACATCTTGGAATATGTGAGCCACCTCGAACCGGTAAAAGTTATATTATCTCGTTATGGTGTGCATGGGAGCTTGGCAATAAACCGACTGGCTGTATTATGCGGAATAGTTGTTCGGCCACTTTAGCAGAAGATTTTAGTTATGATATCAGAGGTTGGATTGCCGGGAGTGATAAGTATAAGCAGATATTCCCGGACATGATACTAAGCAAGAATAAGCACCGGATAGATAATTGGGCGGTCACGACAGCCGACAAGAACTCTTACTTTTGTGCTGGTGTAGGCGGTACGATACTCGGGAAAGGCTGTAATTTAGCGGCTATTATCGATGATTCTATAAAAAATGTTGATGAAGCATTAAGTGAGCCGGTATTAGAAAAGAAATGGAAGTGGTATACATCGACCCATAAGTCACGATTGGAGAGTGGTTGCCCGGAAATATTCATTAATACCCGTTGGAGCAGACGGGATATATTTGGGCGGTTAGAAGAGCAGGGCTTCTTTGAGCCGGAGAATGGCGGTAAGAAAATCGTTATTCCGGCATTAGATGAAAAAGGTCAGAGCTTTTGTCCAGATGTCAAGACTACTAAAGAGCTAATTGATATCAAGAACATGACTGATGAAATGATATGGCAGGCTGAATGGCAGCAAAATCCGATTGAGGCTGAAGGGATATTATTGCCGATAGAGCAGTTGAAGCGGTTTAGCATTGATGAGCTGATGGCTGATAAGGAAAAAAAGATTGTCAAAGCACCTGACGGCATACGAGGCAGGGTAGACACAGCAGATGAGGGAACTGATTATTTTTGCTCGGTAGTTAGCTTTATATATGGCGATAAGGTCTATATCGTAGATGTGATATTTACACAGGAAGGAACGGACATAACAGAGCCTTTACTCGCACAACAGATTATAGATTGGCATATAGAAACAGATGTTATTGAAACTAATTTTGGCGGTAAATCTTTTGTTAGAAATATAAAAAGGTTGGTAAAAGAAGGCGGAAGTAAGGCTCTTATAAAGGGTAAGTTTACGACGCGCAATAAAGAAACCCGAATACTCATGAAAGCAGCCTTCATAAAAGAGTACTTTGTTTTCCGTAATGATTACGAGCCAGGCAGTGAATACGATAGGTTTATGCAGTCACTATGTAGCTATATGGAGGCTGGGAAGAATGAACACGACGATGCGAACGATGCAGCGACTGGACTGGCTGAGGATGTGAGTCGTCCAACTATAAGTTTTTTGAAGTGATAAAGAGAGGAGGTGAAAAAAAATGATTGATAAATATCTCTCAAAAAAAGAATTATGGGAAATACCTGCAAGTAATGAGGTTAATCAAAGAATTGAAGAAATTAGTGAGAAATATCCCATTTTAAGGGAATTAGAAGAAAAATTAAATTATGAACAATTTACCAATCTATTCTTTTTAGTAGACCGTTTATATTGTTATCAATTAATGTGGGAAAGATTGAAAAAACATTTTTCGTTTTTATGGGGGAAAAAAGTTTCGGGTGATATTATAAATTTACCAAATCAATATGAAAAAGAAATGTTGATTGAGGAAGAAGAATAAAAGATAAAATTATATAAAGGAAGTGGTTGTTTATGTTAAATGAAGCCCTACAAAAGATTCAATCAAGCAAATTTACCCAGGAGGAAATCTTAAAAAATCTAATTGATGACGATTTAAAGAGCGATGTAAAGGCTAAAATGGCTGAAGGGGTGAACTACTACGGCAACAGGCCGGATATATTAGATGAGGACTTTCGAGAATACACGGTTGATGGTGTAACTTATAAAGACGATACCAAAGGCAATAAGCATATAACCAATAACTTCCAGAAGCTATTAGTCGACCAGAAAGCCTCGTATATTATAGGAAACCCGGTAGTATTTGAAATTAAAAACAAAGAGATGGGAGAGAAAGCAAAAGAGAAGGCTGTTTCCGATATTAACGAAATACTTGGCGAGGGCTTCGAGGATATTTGTAATGATTGGATTGTCGGTGCAAGCAATAAAGCATGGGAAACCGTTCATGTGTTCATAGACTCAGAAGGCAGCTTTAAATATGAGATAGTGCCTTCACAGCAGATTATCCCCATTTTTGACACCAACCACGAAAAGCAAATCAATCAAGTTATCCGCTATTATGAAGTAACCATCGTAGATAATGAAGGCAAAGAATCGACCCGCTACGCCGCTGAATGGTGGACTGCCTTTGATGTCACATATTACCTGCAGAATGAGATGGGCGATTATGAGCTGGATGTTAATTATGAGCAGAACCCGGCACCACACTTTTATAAATATAACACGAGCAATAAGGGCAAAAAGCAGGGACTTGGTTGGTGTAAAGTACCATTTATATTACTCTATAACAACTCAAAGCAGACC